ATACATCTGGAACTTTTCACATAGCAAAAACAGTTTCAGTTCCAGCTGATGCAACATTAGTTTTGCTAGATACACCAATCTACTTAATGGAAACAGATATTCTAAAAGGTGGTGCTAGTGCAGCGTCAGATTTAGAACTTTTCATATCATATGAATCGATAGACGACGCGTAGGAGGTTTAAATTATGGCTGGCAATGGCGGAATAATTGGACCAACTAAAGTTGTTAACACACCCACTACAAAGTGCACTGTATTCACATCATCAGGAACTTTTAATGCACACAACTGTCAAGTTACATCAGTTAGAGTTTTAACTGTAGCTGGAGGTGGAGGTGGTGGTGCAGGTATTGGTGGAGGAGGTGGTGCAGGTGGTGTTTTATGTAGTCCTTCAATTCCAATCACTGGACCAGTTTCAATAACAATTGGTGCAGGTGGAGCAGGAAGAGATGTCAGCGGAACTGTACCTACTGCAGGTCAAGCGTGTTCAGGAAATAATTCAAGTTTTGGACCCACGGCAGCTACAGGTGGTGGCGGTGGTGGTGGAACTAGTAGTCCTGGTTCTTCAGCATCAGCAGGAGCAGCAGGTGGTTCAGGCGGTGGTGGATCTGGAAAAGTTCCAGGTGGACCAGGAGGTTCAGGTGGAGCAGGAACTTCATGTCAAGGTAATGCTGGTGGAGCAGGTATAGCATTTGCAGGAGCTGGAGGTGGTGGATCTGGTGGAGCAGGACAAGACGGACAATCAAGCACAGATGGTGGAAATGGTGGAGCAGGAACAGATAAGTCTCCAATATATACAACAGCAACTTTTGGAGTATGTGGAGTAGTTGGTGGTGGAGGCGGTGGTGGATCTGATGGACCAGATGCTAATGGAGCAGGTGGATCAGGCGGTGGTGGAGCAGCATCAGGAACTCCAACAACACCAGGACCCTCTCCTTCTCCTCACCCAGGAGGACCAGGAACAGCAAACACTGGAGGTGGTGGTGGAGCTGGTGGAGGTGGACCAGCTGGAGCACCAGGAAGAATTGGAGGTCAAGGTGGACCAGGAGTTGTAGTAGTAAAAGAAACAATTCCAAAATGTGCATCAGGTGTTTGGGATATGAATACAGTATTTGATTTAGTAAAAAATGATGAATGGGTTTCAAGATTATTCACTTTGAATTATTTAGTAGTAGCTGGTGGTGGATCAGGTAAAGGTCATGTACCTGGTAACGCATCGTCATTTGCTGGTGGTGGAGGTGGAGCTGGTGGTTATAGAGGATCAGGATTTGGACCCTCTCCTTTACAAGGATCAGCGTTAGTATTAGAAAAAGGTGATTATACAATCACAGTTGGTGCTGGTGGGGCATTAGATGATTCATCCGTTCCTGGAACAGGTAACGATGGATCACCTTCAACTTTTTCAACAATAACATCGGCAGGTGGTGGAGCAGGTGCTTTAAGCAGACAAGATGGAGCTTCAGGAGGATCAGGTGGAGGTATTTCAGCTGAAAATGCACCTGGTTCTAACACTACTGGAGCAGGAAACACACCACCCGTAGATCCCCCTCAAGGAAATCCAGGTGGAACTATGGCAGCTTTCCCATCCAGAGGATCCTCTGGTGGTGGTGGAGCGACAGCTGCAGGAACAAATAATCCAAGTGGTAACGATGGAACAGCAGGAGGTGCAGGTGCACCAAATACAATTACAGGATCAGATGTTACATACGCTGGCGGTGGTGGCGGTGGTGGTTGGAATGGTTCAACACCAGGACCTGGTGGAGCAGGTGGTGGTGGAGCAGGTGGATCATTATCAAACGGAACCGCAGGTACAGCAAACACTGGTGGCGGTGGTGGAGGTTCAGGACCACAAAACGTAACGGGTGGTGGAACTTGTAAAAATAAAGGTGGAGCAGGTGGTTCAGGTATTGTAGTTGTTAGAGGACCAAGTGAAGTTAACTTTACAGTAACTCCTGGAGGTTCAACTTCAACTCATCCAGGTGGAGATAAAATAGCTACATTTACAGCATCTGGAACATTGACTGTAGGTTAAAATTAAATTATAAACGTAACATTTAAGGAGTAAAAAAATGGCACATTTCGCAGAACTAAAAGCAATGACAGATCCAACTGGATTTACGTCAGATTCACATCAAGTAGTACAAAGAGTTGTTGTTGTAGGCAACGATGTAGAAACAGCAGCAGGACCATTAGGAGAAAATGATATGCATGTTGATGGAGAAACATGGTGTGTTAATTTTTTCAAAGGTGGTATTTGGAAACAAACTTCTTATAACCATAATTTTAGAAAACAATATGCAGGTATCGGAATGGTTTATGATCCTGTAAAAGATAAATTTATTCTATCACAACCTCACGCATCTTGGTCATTAGATTCTAATGACGATTGGCAAGCACCAATAACATTTCCAACAGTTACACAAGAAGGTGATGTTGACTATTTAATTACTTGGAACGAAAGTAAATATAACGCTGACAACACAAAAGGTTGGGAAGCAATAAAATCAGACGACGAGGCGGAAACCCCAACAGTTTACGATTGGAACGGCACAGCTTGGGTGTCCGCATAGGAGGACACAATGCCAAGAAATAAATCTGGCTCAGCAAACGGTGGTGTAATCGGAAAAAGCAATAAAGCTTCTTTCGGAAAAGGTATTCAACAAGAAAAAACATCTTCAGGTTCTCTTACTGCCACACAACCAGGAACTAGAGCGGTTGATATTGTAGTCATAGCTGGTGGTGGAGGTGGAGGTGGAAACACTGGTGGTGGAGGTGGAGCTGGTGAAGTAGATAGACGACCAAGTCACCCAGTTTGTGGTGCAACTGCTTATAGTGTAACAATAGGTGCTGGAGGTGCAGCAAGTCCAGGTACTGGAAGTGGTGGAGCTGGTAACACAACTACTTTTGCACCATGTCAACCAAATTCTATCATTGCTGCTGTAGGTGGTGCAGGTCAAGGTCAACCTGGAAGATCAGAAGCTGGAGGAACATCAGGTGATGGTTTTGCAGGTGGTAGTCCAATATTTCCATCTTCAGGTTCTGGAGGAGGTGGAGGTGGATCAACTGCTGCAGGTGGTGATGGTGGTCCAACAAGTCCAGGCGCTGGTGGAGCTGGTGGAGCAGGAGAGGATATTTCACCTAGTTTTCCAGGAACATCAAATTCAGGATCAATCGGCGGTGGTGGCGGTGGTGGTGGTTTTGGATCATGTGTTCCAGCATCAAGAGGCCCTGCAACTAATGGTGGTGGCGGTGGTGGTGGCGGTGGACCAAGTGCACCAGCAGAAGAGCCAGGAACCGCAGGTACAGCTAATACAGGTGGCGGTGGTGGCGGTGGTGCTGCAGGAGGAGAAACAGGAGGTGCAGGTGGAAGTGGTGCTGTCATCGTAAAAGAATTAAGTAAAGCAAGTGGTGTGTGGTCAATGCAAAGTCAATTTCAAGCCAAGTCTCAAGGAACATGGCCCAACAGCACAGATTTTATAGTTGCAACAGGTGGATGTATAACCACTTGTGGAAATTTTAAAGTTCATACATTTAATTCAAGTGGTACATTTGCAGTTTCACAATTATCTTTTAATCCTGCATTTAACAACATAGATTATTTAGTTGTTGCAGGTGGTGGTGGCGGAGGTGGAAACCAAGGTAGTCCATCACTGTCTAGTGGTGGAGGTGGTGCTGGAGGGTTTAGAGCCTCTGCAGGAACATCTACTGGATGTTACACAGCAGGGCCAAGTCCTTTAACTGGGCCAGTTAGTGCTGTTACGGCTACAATAGGATGTCACTCTGTAACTGTTGGTGGTGGTGGTAGTGGTAGTGGACCTGGAAGTGAAGCAAGAGGAGGAACAGGAAGTAATTCTGTTGCTCTTTGTATTACATCAACTGGTGGTGGAGGTGGAGGTACTAGTGGACCAAACACATCTAATAGAACTGGAGCAAGTGGTGGTTCTGGTGGTGGAGGTAATGGACCTCCACAAAATGGATCTGGAGGGGCTGGTAATACTCCTCCCGTATCACCTGCTCAAGGAAATAATGGAGGAGCTGGTGGTGGAAACGGAGCTGGTGGTGGTGGAGGTGGTGCTACTGGAACTGGAGTAGATGGCGGAACAGGCTGTGTGGTTAAAGGTGGAGCTGGTGGAGCAGGATCTGCTCCTACTATCGTTGCACCAGGCACTGTATTATATGTTGCACAAGGTGGTGGCGGTGGAGCTGGAACTTGTGGTTGTGTTGGTGTAGGTGGTGGATCTCCTTCCAATAGAACTGCTGGAAATGGTGGAAGAGTAGGATCATTTGGTGGAAGTGATGCGACAGCTAACAGAGGTGGTGGAGGTGGTGGCTCTGGTGGAGCTGGAACTAGTGGTGGTAATGCTGGATCAGGAGTGGTAGTTTTAAGATATAGATTCCAAGCATAAATTAATATCCTTTGACAATTTCTGCATAATAGATATATTGTTTTTATGGTGGTAGAAGAAAGAATATGAACTTACAAAATTATTATTGGTATTTTCAATCAGCAATTCCTGCTAGGATTTGTGATGAAATAGTTAGATATGGAAAATCTATTTCTGATGAAATGGCTGTTACTGGTGGTTATGGTAATGGTAAAAAATTAAATAGAAATCAAATAAAAGATTTAAAACAAAAAAGAGATTCTAATATTGTTTGGATGAATGATAGATGGATATATAAAGAAATACAACCATACATTAATCGAGCAAATGTAAATGCAGGTTGGAACTTTCAATGGGATTTTTCTGAGTCATGTCAATTTACAAAATATGAAAAGGGTCAGTTTTATGATTGGCATTGTGATAGTTGGGATAGACCATATATTAGAGAAAATCCAAATGACCCATCTCATGGTAAGATTAGAAAATTATCTGTAACCGTAACTTTATCAGATCCAAAAGATTATAAAGGTGGTGAATTAGAATTTGATTTTAGAGATAAAGATCCAGATAAAAAATCAAGTATTAAAAAATGC